TCAAGGAATCCAAATTTTTCAAGTACCTCGGCGATGTCTTCCTCAACAAGTGAGGTTATGCCATCGCGTCCGACTGTTTCTATCTCGGCCAAATACTTCAGCCACCTGACTCTAACTAACATTAGGTCCTCAGGTTTTTAATCTGACAGAAGCTGTTCAACTGACCGACGTTCACGTCGTAATATCCGGACATGACCACGCGGATAGTTCCTGTTGTATCTCCGGAATAGGGGTTGACAATAAGATCAATAGCATCGCCCCATTGTCCAATGTAGAAATCTGCCCAGTTGCCGAAGAATACCCTGTTCGTGGTACTATTCGTCAGGACGTTGGTAATATAAGCCGGGTATCCGTTGATCATTCCGTAGGGAGCTATCGGGGTGTAATTTTCCCAGATGAACCCGCCCTGATAGGTGTTCTTAACGGTGGTCTTCAATGATCCTGCGGTGGTGGCGTTGGTAATGTACGCCAGCTTGCCAGCCAGGGCGTTGTCAATAGCGACCATTTTCTCCATTCCAACGATGTTGGTCCAGTTCATCAAAGTTCCGTTTGAACCGTGATGGCCGTCGTTGATTGAAAGGTTAGCTAAACCAATCGGGGTTTGTGAAGTTCCGTCGGTTGTGAATGCTGCCGTTTCCAGAGCGTTAGCAACTGAATAGAACAGGTTGTTGCGGACGATCTGCTCGATGTCCAAACTTGACTGCCTCAGAAGTTGACGGGTAAAAGAAGAATAAGTAGTCAACCTTTCGGGTGTCATTGTTACCTGGCTGAAAGTAGGATTGCTTTCGGTTGCCGTTCCGCCTTCAGAAACCCATGTTGAGCTTGAGTTTGCTGAGAGCGTAGGAATAGCAACGTCGCCACGCAGTCCGGTCATCAGTTTTGCGCCAGCCTTCACAAGAACGAGGTTGTTCTTCAGGGTGTCAATAAAACCAACCAATTCTGTAGCAACTGAATATCCACCACTTGCGTCGGTGATGGCTTTCATCGGTGCGCGCGAGTGAATAATAGAAGGAATGCCAAGCCCTTCAATTCCAATCCCGGCCTCTTTGTTCCTGCGTACGGCTTCATCGTGCATCTCCCTTTCAATGCCATCAAGCGGCCTTCTTCCAAGCATAGCCTCAGCTTGCTTCAGGATAGCGGTTGTAATTCTGTAGCCAGCCAAATCCTTTTCCTCTTTTTCGGAATACTCTTTTCCGATAGGCCCGGGAAGCGGCTGCCTTTCTTCTGGCTTCGGTATTTTACCGATAGCATCTGCAAGGTCTTTTACAACCTCACGAATTTCGCTCGCGTCAACTTTTACGTTCAGCGTTTCGACCTTACTTTCTTCTTGAGCAAGGTCCTTTTTTGTTTTTTCTTCGCTCATTTGTTTTAAATTTGTGACCTGTTTGGTAAGGTCGGTTATTAAATTACTTCATATTTAATCTGCCTTTTAAGGGGCTTTTTGATTTCTTTTTTCTCTGGTTCTTTGCCGTCGAGCAGGTCAAGAATATCCCTAACCTTCATATCTTCAATCTCCGATAGCCTGAAATTTCCGCCCAATTCACGGTAGATATATTTAAGCGCGTCGAATGTTTGCGAGCGGAATGATTTCTTTGCGGCCTTTGGGTTTGATGGGATGTTTACGACTGATACCTCGACCAATTCCTGCCCATCATAGTAGTATGTTTCGGGGTCTTCCCCTTTTTTCTTATCTCCTTTACGGGCTTCGCCGAGTCTTATAAATCCGACGCTAACAGTATTCAGGAATCCGCGCTCAACCTTTGATTCTATCTTTCTTGCCTTTTCGTTTTCTTGGTCGAATACAACATCCACAAGTAACTCGCCATCCTTTACCCACACATCTAATGCACGCCCTATTACATCATCCGGGTCTGGCGCATTGCACATATCTCCGTATAGATTGTGCTGATAACCGATAATCGGATTTATCCTGAAGTTTTCAAGCTCCCACCCGTTGACATTTAAAATGGTGTTGTGCCTGTCCTTATATGAGTTGCTCGCGACAAAAGTGAAAACCTTCTCATCCTTGTCGGTTTTCCTTAGTCCTCTGTACTGCCCGCTTACGGCGAGTTGTTCAGCTATCTTTCCCATTATCTTTATTTGTTGATGTTGCAGGATTCTCTAATACATTACCGCCCTCTATCGGGTTCATGCCCTCTAATGCGCGGATCTCATTAGTCGTCATTATCTTATTTGTCTTCATGATGGAATAGTAGTTTGATCTCGCGGCGGTGTCGCCCCTGAGAATACCGTCCATGTTGAAGCGTATGCTTATTTTGCCTAAGTCGTCGCCCAGTAGCTTTCCTTCTAATTCAGCTTCATACCGCTTGACCATCGGCCTTAGTCCGTATTTAAGAAAACTCAGGTCCATTGCTTCGGCTGAATTGTAATTGCTTGCCATTGCCTGACCTAAGAGAGTAGGCGGGACGTTGAATATCCGTGCTATGTCCTGAATCTGGAAATCTCTGGTTGCGATAAACTGGGCATCTTCCATCGGGATGGTAAGTTGCTTATACTTTTTCCCGCCATCCAGAAGAGGAGTCCCGTGATTGGCATTTTCATCCCAGCGTTTCTTGAAGTTTCTAAAAGCTTCTTCGCCCAACTGCCCGTCCATTTCTATCACGCCCTTTGAGTGGCCGCCCTTGTCGAAAAATTCTTTACCGAAATTCTCAGCCGACAAACCCAATGAAATTGAAGTATTTGCAAGGGCTATGCGGGACATACCCAACAACCCGTTAAACGAAATGTCTTTGAAGTGAAGAAACTTATCGGGGGTGTGAACGCCGTCCAGAACCCGGTCGCCTGTGTTTTCGACTTTGTACAAAAGATCGCCGTCGGTTTGTAAACTGATGTTTGAAGGATCAACGGGCATGAGGTTAATCGGCTTCCCCGCTTCCCTTGAAATGAAAACATAAGCATTACCCCATAGGTCAAGGTGTACGTTTACAGTCTCCCAGAACGTGTAAGCGTTCATATATGGGTTCGGTGAATAGGCGAGAAGTCTATAAAGCGGATGGTCGTAAAGCGGTTCTTTACCCTGGTCCGTGTTCCTGAATATCCCTTTTGGGAATGATGCCAGTAGTTGTGACCGGATGGAAACAGCCGCTAACACGGCGGTGAATTTCATCGCGCTTTTCTGCGTGACATTCTTGCCGCCGTTATACTCGTTAATCAGGTCTATTAGGGTAGTACCCTTTAAGTCCCAATTATCGCTTAGTCTGAGCTTTGTTTCAAGCTCTTCAATGCGTTCAACGAGTTTACTTTTTGGAAATAACCGGAATTTGCGCGCCAAAGTCTAATAAATTAGAATCTGGGTGCAATATACTGGACTGATGCAAGGTCATCAAGTCCGAATTATACTATAATTTTGGGTGTTTATATTATTGGATAGTTGTTACTCTTTGGTTTTATAGTCCCTTACGTGTCTGAAGCTGTCATAATCAACATATTTAGGTCTGCCAAAGAACAGGAAAAACTCGCGGTTTACACATTCAAACGACTCCTTACATCCCATCCCTGCGCGGATACCCTCGTAATAGGCTTCAATGAATCCTTCTTTATCTAACAACTGTCGTGCGCGTTGCTCTATCATATATTATATCTTATCGGGTATAAAAACATTAATATTCATATAATTATACCCGTTAGGGTGCAATCATTGTTATAGTTTCAAATGCCTCGGCGTATTTTCTTTTTATCTGCAAACCCCTTGCCCGGGCAAGTCCGAATATCAACTCCCTGTCAAAATAGGGACGGTTTAGATCGATCTGTGATTTATAGGATAGTATGGCGTTCATCTTCTTTTCAAGATGTTCGTTGTTCAGTTCCTCGTAGTGGTCCGGTACAAAGGTCCGGCAGTTCCACGGAAGCTCATAGCATAGAACAGAGCATTCACGGGAGAACGCCCTGACGCCTTCAGCGTGGATAACGTGGTGATCCTGGTGGATGTCGGAAAACGAGGGAATCAAAACAAGATCGGGACGGTAAATTCTGAAATCATCCCTCATGCTTTGTAGTATCTCTTTTCTGTATAATCCGAATGTTCGGACCTTGTAGTCATAGTGTTTGTAACTAACCCCAAGCGTACCCATGCTAATTTTAAACTCCATCAATAAAGCTCCTTTGATCTCATCTGGAAGCGAGTCCTCACAGTACGAATAAGCGATGACTGTTATGTCATGCCCCTGTTCTTTCAGCTTGGCGAGATACCCGCCGCAACCAAGTTCGGCGTCGTCGGTGTGTGGAGAATAAACAAGTACCTTCATTTAACAAGCTCTTTGAATCTTTGAATCAGGTCAAGGGTTATTGCATCATCACCCAAATTCATAAAGCTCTTAGAAAACTCGTGATCAAGGTTAGTATGATACGGGTTTATAGTGTAAAGATCGCTCTGAGTTGTTTCATCCATTAGAACAGTTTCCCCGCCGAACTCGTATGAATAGAATGAAGTCATAAGCATTGGAATGTACTTACTACCATATTTGTCTATCACTTCAGATAGTCCGGACTTTGTCATCAACCTCGGAAGATGCGTTTCCCAATCATACAGGGTTCTGCCACTTCTCAGGCACTCCAGAGAAAGGTAGTCATACGTTGACTTCCACATCATCTTATATATACCGCTCCCTGCACGTTTGGCGTAGTAATCATTCACATTTTGTATTTCGCATCTTGCGTAGTTCTTGAAGTCTTTTTTGGTCATCGGATGCAGAAGAAACAGATCATCGTACATGAGTATGAACTCATCATTGATCCGGTCGTCTGCTATCATCACGTTGAATTTATTCAAAATATCAAAGTGATCCGGGTGGTTCGTTTTGTGTGTTTCGACCCTTGGAGGGCATTCGATAACTGTAGCCTCTAAGTTCATTTTCTGCCCTTCGATCTCTTTAATGCTTTCGGCTGAGGCCAGTACAAAGCATTTTGATCTGTTGTAGAATTTCTTGACTGCGAGAATTGAATACTTTAACTCATTAAAAAGACCAGACTTCCTGAATGCGGAGTATGGGTACTCGTATATCCATACAAAGTTCATAATATCTTTATGTTATATGTATTTAAGCAACTCCTCAACTTCTTTCTAATATCACGCATTCTTTTTTTGTTTTTCTTACTTTTATGTGTCATGTCTATTTTCATATCAAACCCATCTCCGCTTTCCGGTATTGAAATACGTAAATGATAGTGTGTTTGTGATTCAATCTCTTTTCTGTAAGTATCGGCTAATTTTGATGCGTATATTATATCCGATGTCACATTGACTACTCGTGCTACTATTTTTCTTTCGTTCATATCTTATATCCTGTTATTTTATTAGCTACATTATGATCGTGAATTACCATGTAAGCCCATGGATAAGGAACTCCATTAAAGAAATCCATTATCTTACACGTTGGAATTTCTTTGTTCCCGTCCGGGAATGGATAACCCAAACCAAGAACAGAATGCGGACGGCAGAAACAGGTCATAACTCTTTCGCTTGGTTCAATCAAACTCAGGAACGGGCCGTTATTCGACATACGATATCGTTCGCCCCGCATGGCGTTGCCGTTCGTGAACCGCTCGCCTGTAGAGTGGACTATCTGCTCATAATAGAGGTCAATTACTTTGATCTTTGGTTCGAACTTTAATTGAATAGTGTAAATGGCGTCTTTGTTATAGTAGTCGTCGCAGTCGATCCGTGAAGTGATGACCCAGGGGGTCGTCGGTCTTCTTATTTCATAAAATGGGCCGTCGCCGTCTATAATGTCAGCCTTGAACACATCTCTTATATCGCAATTAACCATTATCATCCGGTCATCTGTGAAAATAGCATCTATGTACTTTTGCGGTGTTCTTTCGTCTATAGAAATGACCCATTGAAAAGCGGCACTCTGGGAAAGTACGCTTTCTTTTGTCTTTTCAAAGAATACCATTCTTTTCTGCATCCATTCTTCAGCCCCGGGTTTATCGTAGAGCTTTAGACCCTGTTCATCCTGAAGGGTGTTGAACCGTGTTAAGACGTAATGTGTAAAAATCATCTGTATAAATTTTGAATCCTTTCAATCTCTGCTTTTCTCTTTACGGGGTCTTTCCTTCTGTGGGTTACTGACTTGCTTCTTCCCCAAACCCGATAATAGTAAACGAACTTCGGAACGTATCCGGGTAAGTAACCGTTTTTCATCAATCGTAAGTGCATTTCATATTCTTCGGCAGTCCACAAGCTCTCATCCATGCCGCCTATTTCTCTTAATATCTCAGTTCGGTACATCGTTGTCCCGTTGTGGATCACGTTAAGGTTTACCATGTTTTCAAACCTCAGTCCTTCTATCGGGGGTATTTCCCTTGTTATGTTTGAACCGTCGTAGATGTTATAAGCGTTCGCACAAATCCACGGATGATCAAACATTCCATTTACAAGGTCCTCTATTGAGTTCTTTGGCAGAAAATCATCCTCTCCGACTACCTTGAAAAACTCGCCTTTTGCCTGTGCCAAACCTTTATTGAAGTTCTTGGCTACTGAATCGGGAGAATGGACTTCTATCAGTTGAATATCTTTGTATGTCTGCTCGTGAATCGAATCAAGGCATAACCTCAGAAACCCCCGGTCTTCGTTGTATGGTATTACTATTGTTACCATAACCCACCGTTTATTTCAATGTTAGTTCCTGTTATGTAATCGCTACGCACAAGAAACTCAATCGCGTTTGTTATCTCTTTGAAGTCCCCGAACTTCTTTACCGGGATGGTGTCTTTTAACTTCTCGTAGTCCTTTATTCTATGGGTCATACCCCCATCCATGTAACCTAAGTTCAAACAGTTTATCAGTACGTTTTTATCTGCGTTCTCTTTTGCAATTACCTTTGTAAGTCCCCAGAGTCCGGCTTTCGCTGCTGAATATGCTGAAGTGCCGGGAACTCCCAAATGTGGAACGACTGATGACATATTAATGATGCGTCCGAAACCACGTTCACGCATATATTTTAATGATACTATTATAGCATCATATACAGATATTAAATTCCTATCTATGATATATCCGAATTGTTCATAATCTTGATGTATTGCTATTTTATCTTTTGATTTTCCGTAACAGTTAATGAGAACATCACAATCACCGCTAAAAAACGGCTTAGCATCTAATTCTTTTATTATATAACTTCCTATTGCTGTATCTGATCCTGTTACTACCACTCTAAGATTATCACGCCGAATGTCCATCCGCTTCCGATTGAGGCAAGCATTATTAACTCACCGGGTTTGAAATCACTTTTAAACTCATCAAGCGCAATAGGTATGCTCGCGCCTGCGGTGTTGCCGTATCTCTCCATGTTGGTACAGAATTTGGCAAATGGGATCTCTATCTTCTCTGCAAGCACCCTTAACATTTTAATCGATGCCTGGTGCGGGATGACATGGGCTATCTGGTCTGGAGTAATCCATGTCTCACAGAAAAAATCATTTATCAGCTCCGGTAAAATTGTTGTCCCGGCTTCAAATACCATTTTAGGGTTCATCTCGAATGTTCCACAATGCGGGGTAAAGAATGCGTCGCGCCCGCGCCCGTCCGACTTCAAAGACGAAATACACAAATTCGGATAGTCGTTGTCAATGATAACCGCGCCCGCACCGTCGCCAAAGAACACGCAGTTTCGATCTGTCCAGTCTGTTATATGGGAGAACGTATCAACGCCTATTACCATAGAATATCTATAGTGCATCTTTATTGCAACATCGAGGGCGTAAACGAACCCTGAACAAACAGCGTTAATATCGAAAGCGACGGCGTTATAACATTCGAGATTGTCCTGAATCATACAGGCTGTTGACGGATTTAGCTTGTCGGGGGTTGAGGTTGCTACAATTATCAACCCTATATCTTCTGGCTTTAATTTAGAATTAAGCAATGCCTTTCCCCCGGCAAATGTCCCGATCTGCGAACTGTTTAAGTTTGTTCTTCGCCTTTCCTTTATTCCCAGGTTATTGTAAATCCAATCTGAAGAGGTGTTTACCTTCTCTTCTAAAGATTCGTTTGTTACTACTGGCCTTGGTACGTATGATCCAGTTCCTATTATTTTCATCCAAACCTCCTTTCTGTGTATATCCTCAACCCGAACTTTCTTATAAAATCTCTAAAATGGTCGCTTTCTCTGGACTCTGTTCCCCACCATTTCAAACTTTCCACGTTCACAAAAAACCCGTTTACCTCAACAATGGGATAATTGACCCTTATATCTGACATCATTTCTTTGAACTGGCACAACCGGGCGTATTTTGCCATGATCTTGTCAATGGCGTTTCTTTTGTCGTCGTCGGTCATCTCTTTGAAGTCGCCAATATGCTTTGCCGGGACTCCCGCGTAAATTCCGCTTTCTAAGTAACCTGTAACAACCGACCCCGCGCCTACAACAACATCCTTTTCAATGTGAGATCCGGGGAGAATGGTTGACCTGTACCCGACTATAACGCCGTCCATGATTGTAACGGGTTCAAACTTCGCCGGGAATCCCTCTAAAACACTCTGCCAGAAACCATGAGTAATTATTGAAACCTCTTGGCTCAAACCGACATCATCACCAATTACAACAGGTTCGCATACGTTGATGAAATTGTTGTGCATAACGCACCTGTTCCCGACCCATAAATTAGCGTCCGGTCCTTCGTGACCGCCACCGCCAACCCTTAAACCTTTGCTTACGTAAAGATGACTGCCAAAATGAATGTTATTCCCCCTTATTTCACAGTCGCCTAAATGCGAGTCGTTCCCGATGTAAAACTCTCCGTTTATCTTAATGTCAACATTCCCGAAAGTGACCCTTTCGCCTATATGTATAGATTTAGCCTCAATCATATAATTCAGTATTTAACCATTCTTGATCATCATTAACGAACTCCAGCATTTCATCAGCAAGCTCTTTAGATGGCTCTATTTTTTTAGTCCAATAGTCTAAAATAATAGACCCAACCGAAGAAAGAATATTCTCATCCTGGTAAACCCATTGAGTACGGGTTCGGGGGTCGTAAGTG